TCCTTTGTATGGCAGAGGCAGGTTGGCACCTCTTGCCACTGTTACAGCCGCAACAGCAGTAGTATGTCCCGGCATGCCTCGTGCTCCAAGAATGCGATAGAAGGGTTTCTTCATCGCACCACCGGCAACAACAATGTCTTCAACCATAGGCTGACCGAGATAGTCTTCTCCGAACACTCTCACGCTCGTTGACCCTGTGAGTGCTGTTGTCACTGCCAACACAAGATTACGTCCATAAGGCGTATCGGTCAGAACCAATGGGTCAGAGAGATACCCTGATCCATTAGCAGGAATGTTAATTGTAGTAGGAACACCGGCAGCAAGAGGCCGACCAAGTGAAAAGATACTTCCTTCTGCTACATTGAGAGAGGAAGAGAACTGCATACCGGGAACATAGCAGTTGATCCCCTGCATGAAGCCTTGTCGATCACGAAGCATATTTCTCTCCTTTAAGCTGCCCGCTCATCTTCGTCGGGTTCGCGTGGAATATAATCGCTCACTTCGATCTTGCCACGAGCTTCGGCTAGATTGATAACCATTTGCTCAAGTTCGTGGTAACTAGCTGAACGGAGATGTGGATCTTGGGACATAAACATTTTCCCGAGAGGGCTGTTCGGATCGTTGAGACCTTCGAGTTGGATGATCTTAGGTTCTTTGTGAAGTTGATAATGCCGAAGCATAGCCATCGATTTCACTCTGATTGCATGGCCACGAGGGAAGTACACCAAATATCCCGCATCTTCGTCTACCAGCTTCTTCTTGATCCCATCCTTGGTCCAAAAGTGCTTCTCTCGTTTGACAGAGCCCTCTTGCTTTACAACCACGTAAGCAAGCCTTGAACCGTTGAGGATGCCTGAAACAGCCATAGTACTCTCCGTGTGTCACACACAAACTTAAGTGTTTGTGAGGTATGCATGTGTTCGGTATTGCCTCCACGAGCAAAGCTGACCTTCCCAAACAACACGGCGGCCTGTAGCATCCATGTTCCAAGGAGACGACAGCTTTTTGATCTTCATGTTTGCTCCACGCAAAACATGTAGAGTGAGATATTCTTCGTTCACGAAGTACGCGTCATTGCTAGCAAGCTTCTCATCAAAGAGGAGCGGAACCCCGTTGTGAGTGGTCCCGGAGATACCCAAGTTGACGAGCTTTCGACCCGTTCCCGAGTCCTTGAGTTGTATCTGCTGCTTGTCGCGAGCTGCGGCCTTGTGCATGCGGTAGATATTTCTGCCGGCAAAAATGACCGTGGGTCGGGGAGAAGATTGCCCGTCCGTGGATCGATTAAGGTCGAGTTCGAGAATGTCGTCAAAAGCTTCTTCGATATTCTCGGGCGAAAGCGTGCCGTTGAAATCATAAGAAGAACTCCTCCACTGTGGCTCCGTCGCTAGATTGATGCCACCAACACTACCAACAGTAGGATCAGCAGGAATAAGGTTACCAAGACCATTGGGATCGGAGCCGGTCCCAACGCTGGTATGATATGTCGCAAACTTTCGTTTGATCGACTCATCCAGAGCTTGAATTTTCCCTTTGAGGATTTTGAAGATTTCTGCACGACCTTGGTTCTCATCCTCTTCCTGATCGGAGATGATAAGCGAGCCTACGACACGAGACATATAGTACTCAACTGTACTAAACTCGTTCGTCTGATCGATAGAAACAGTATCGTAATATTGCATGGATTGAACGTTCGGATTGAGGCCCGTAATCAACGGATTGGTGATTTGTGGCCCACCGTCTTCAGTGACTACACGCTTTTTAGCGTGCAGATAGGCACTAACCGTGCCACTAATCGCGGAAGCCATGATCAGCTTTGCCCGCGATCTATCCAACATAGAGTGGATGATTGTATCAAGAACCATGACTTCACCCTTGTGTGACACACACGAGAACTATCTGCGGGCTGATCCCAAGACTTCTCGTATGATTGCGTCGTATGACATACTTGGATGTGCGGGGCCAGCGGGGCCTCGACCATTCATGTCACCACCAGACGGGGCCATACCCTGCCCGTTTGGTAGACTCCGAGACGGAGCGCGTCCATCTTGGGTGCCACTTAGCCGCTGTCTCTGAGCGCGAGATGGAGCTTGACGAGGGTCAACCCCATTTCGCATCAGGTGAAGTTGTATCTTGTCCCATATTTCTCCCAGTGACATGTGCTGAAACTGGGGTTGCTGTAAGACTGCATGGAAGATGTGAGTATAAGGTATTGCCTCTTTCGTTCTTCCAAAGAAGTCACTTACAAGGGTCTCTGCTTGACGCAGGTATTGGGACTCGACTTGCTTTTCTTGTTGAACTCTTTGTTGCTGTGTAGTATACTCTGAAACAGGTTTAATTCCAGCTTGGATTTCTCTCCTGACCATTTCCATCATGGTCTGAGGATCGACCCCCTTTGGGTCCATACCCAATTGTGATATATCTATACCACTTAACGCTGCACGTGTCAAGAGGCTTTTTAACACGCCAACCGGGTCGGTTTGAGCTTGTTTGTAGTACTGAGCCGCTTCGATTAACCCCTCTTTCGGAAGCTGAAAGGCGTTAATCTGATTAACGTAACCTTTGAGTTCACTAAGCTCCTTCTCAAATCCAAGACCAATCTCGACTGCTCGGTTAAGTTTACCTCGTTCAGCCGACATCTGGTTCTGTATGTTTCCGGTTGCTGCACGTATGTAATCGCTCGCCTGTTTGTGAACTCGCTGATAAATACGAGCTTCGCTCCCCGCTCGGGCAATAAGCTCCCCGGTTCGCGTATCGATGAGATTTCCTTTTTGATCTTGTCTAAAAGTCGCCCGTGGATCAAACTTAAGCGTGTTCTGCTTAAGCGGATCGGCTCTCTGTGGAGCCTCGCGCTGTCCACGAGGTTCTTGATATGCCCTTTCAGCTTCACGCTGCTCACGTTGGGCAGGCTCAGGAGATGGTTCAGCCTCATATTGATCTGTTCCCTCATCACTGTCTCCATCACCCCAATCAAGCTCAGCACTCTCAGGAGCGAGGTCTTGATCGGTCAGGTTTAGTGACTCCTTAATAACTTCCATTCCAACATTGTCATCACCGTCAAGACCTGGCATTTTAAACTCCTGTGTGTCTCACACAACTTACTTTTTGGTTGTCACCAACTTAACCGCCCACATCGCTGCCTCTTCGAAGGCTGTCGCAGCAAGCGCTCCAAGTCGTGGATCAAGGTGTGCATGCTCGTTGCAGAAATCGATACAATCGGCACTCCATCTCTTGATCTTATCAACGTTGTTATCCATCGACGGATTGAAGGTCTCTCTTACTCTTTCCGCACCTAAACTCATTCTATACTCCTATTGCATCGTGGGTGGTGGAGGCATAGCCCCTGTGGGTGGTGGAGGCGCACCGGCTGGCGCTCCGCCACCTCCTTGGCCAACAGCCTGTTTGAGTAAGGCTGCAATTTGTTCTGGAGGCGCACCTTGTTGATGCATCTCCACAACCTTTTGTTTGATTTCTGGTGGCAGATTTGCCAACTCGGGAGGAATTCCTCCCGGTGCCCCACCGGGAGCACCGGGGCCTCCCCCACCACCAGCGGGTGCTCCACCACCCGGCTGTGGCGGAGGTGGTCCATTCTGGCCGGGCTGAGGTGGAGCATTCGCACCAGTAGAATTGCCCCTCATCATATTCATTTCCATTTCCTTCTCCATCAAATCCCAATCCTCGGGTTTGATGACAACTTCAGTAAAGGCTTGTTCGAGCACCCTAAGTGCTACCTTCATTGATGTCATGGGAGCGGCGGAAGCGAATTGGCCAATGGCTTGAGCAACTTGGATGGCTTCTTTCTTCTTGAACACACTGTTGGGCTTTTCGCTAGTTCCGGGGACGATATCAAGGGCAAATCGCTTATTGTACTCTTCGAGGGAGAGCTTCTTTCCGACAAGTCCTTCGACTTCGACTTTAGACATGTTCTGGACGCACTGCTCAAGAAGGGCTTTACAGAGGTCCGCCATGACATCTTCAACAACTTCAATTTTAGCTCCAACAGACATTCGAGCTGCGTCCTGATAAGATTGGACACTAGCTTCGTTCGTGTTAGTTTTGAATTGCACTCCTCTGATTGCATCAGAAGTGTTTGATATTCGATTGATTGAGTTAATCGTTGGCTCTTTGTTAAAGAGCGCCTCGTAGTTAAGTGACGGCGGGACGAGGGCTTCGAAGACATCTCCAATCTTACTTCCTTCGGGGACTTTAACTCCAACAACGGCTTGTTCATCGACAAATCCTCTCTTTATGGCCTGCATAAGAAGTTCGGCATCAGCCTGAGATAATTTGTGTGAGTTATAAAAGAAGAAATTGAATATCGAATTGCGTATACGTGCAACCTGCCGATTAATCTGATTGATCTCATCCTGTTGATCTAGATAGTACGAAACCTCTCCCACGGTCGTAGTTTGTCCCGTAGACAGTCCAAAGCCAATGATGAAGTATGGGAAAAATCTAGATGTTTTAGTGTAATTGTCCCATATCCATAAGGGATACGTCCAATCATCAGCAGCGAACAGGGCGGTTCGTCTCGTAGCCTTGTCCCAAACCATCCAACACTCAGTATAATACAAGGAACGATAACCACCAACTTCCTCGTTCTCTTGAAACGAAGTCTCCGCGCCAAGAGTTTCCAGAACGAGTCCGTAGGCATCGTCTTTGGTGTTTCCGCTTCCACTAGTGAATACAGCCTTATGCGAGGGTTTAAATATGTAGTAGTAACAATCTTTATCCTCTCCCTTTCGGGTAAACTTGTGCTTGAGGAAGTTCGTAGGTATGAAACAACGTTCCGCCATCCAACCGGCATCTGTACCATCAGGCATCTCCGATACAGGGTCCACAACAAGGTTCTTGGCCATAACGTTCTTGAGCTTTGGCCCTCCGCTCTCAAAAACGTTTACCACGCTTTCGATTGCTGCGAGTTTGCCATAGGCATTTTCCAAAGCCTTTGCGTTTTTGGCCTTCTCGATTTCCTTTGTAACCTCCATTAAGCTCTCCATCGCGGAGTCGCTGGAGTCTGCTTTTAGGACATAATCGAGCTTCAAGACGCCGAAGTTCGTCATTAGAGCGACACCGACGGCTTTCTTCACCTTTGGCTTGCAGTTCAGTAAGTTCTTCCCTTTCAAAAGGGCGTTCAGCAGATTGTGTGCACACTCTGCGAACTCCTCGTCTTCCTTATCCGTAGTGTTAACCGCGATGTCTGGATCGCGACCATAAACGGCAGGTAGCATGACATT